TCCGGATGATATTTTTTATAAGTACGCAAAGAAATGCCGTATTTGGTGGCACCGCCGGCATCATCCGGATCATCAACGAAACCGCCCTCGTGGCCGAGGGAATTGTTGAAAGCCCGCCCGAACGTGCTGCCTTTTAAGGTTAAAGAACTCTCCATAACAAAAAACCCCGCAAGTAGATTCATCTACCTGCGAGGTTATATGTTTCCGCCGGAAACCTTAATGGGAATTGTTCACCCAAAAAGATACCCCTTTCAATAGGGTACATTTATTTAATAATCATATTTCTTTTTTAAAAGCAACTTATTTTTTACCAATGAAGCACCTCCAGTATATTAAGGTTAAAAAAACCGAAAATGACGGTTAAAAAAGCAAACTCCAACGCTATGCCGACAATGATAATTTCTATTTTACGCATTTTCGTTCTCCGGCAGCGTTATCAGTTCACTGATGATACGCAGGCAACAGCAAAACCCTGCCGCACGTTCTCGGTAAAGCCCTATTTCCTCATTTTCGCGCGGAGATGCCGCCATAGCCAGCAATTCCAGCAAAGCCTGAGCATCAGCCAACCGGTCGGCTGGCTTTTGCGAAAAAATATTTTCCATGACTTATTCTCCCCGAAAGGCAATACTGGTAACGGTTTCGGCTGCGGTGAAATTCAATGCCAGCTGTCTGGCCGATTGCGGCAGCGGCGACAGCATCCCGTATTTGCGCATGGCAGCCGAGTAAGCCTTGACCGAACTGCGTGAACGTCCGACCAGTTTGCAGACTTCGGCGGTTGAAAGCCCCAGCCTTTTGTATTTCAATACCCGGCGCCACAGCGGACGGCATTTCAGGAGTTCGGCCGACATATCGGCAATCAGGGCTTTTTGCGCCTGATTTTCCTTTTTCAGCTCACGGGAACCGAGCAGCGCCTCAGTAAAAGTCGGCTTGCGGTTCCTCAGCTCGGCTTCCATGGCGCGGAAGGCTTTGATGAAGTCGATTTTGAACTTCATCGCCTTTTGGCCGGTGAAGCCCATTGCCAACAGCGTGAAACCGTCAAAAGTGATTTCATAATAGGGATTTTTCTTATACCCACCATTGCCAACTTTTGTGACTTCTTGCAACAGCTTAAAATTGAGCTGTTGAAAATCTGCCGGCATTTCAAGAGCTTGAATTTTACGCAAAACATTTTTGTGTTCCATGCCGAATCGCTCGGCAATTTTTAAGCTGGTGGTGGTGAGTTGGTTATTATCGGAAATTTGAACTAAATTATTAATCATTTTGATAACTTTCTTAGAATAGCCGTCAAATATGAGGGCGGCGTGGACTCACTAAAAGCAGTTATCAGAATGCTTTGGCTGATATTGGATATTTTCAGCTCTCATCCACGCCATAGGCATAAAAAATACACGCTGACGGGGTGTGAAAGCCGCTGATAACTTGTTTTTAGGCTTTCAGGTTACCCGTCAATGGTTAAAAAATCAATAATTTTACGACCGTTTTTAGACTTTTTAGCACCAAAGCCCTAACAAAAACTTAAAAAATCTGAATAATTTTGTTTATTTTCAATTAGTTATTTATTACAATTAGATATACAAAAATACTCATTTACTTGTTGAAAATTTTGTTTTAGGCTTGGCGAAAAGGAAGAATATTATGCTTTATCAAACCGTTCGCAAAAACTTTCAAAAAATGTTTCCGTCGTTGGTTGGCTTTGGCTGGGAAAAGGTATGGCACGGCGATATGGTTGTCTACGCAATGCAAACACGGCCACAAAACAGCCTTGAAAAAACGCTTAAAAAAGTATTCTACAAGGTTTTTGATGAGGGGGTTTCCTCTTTTTTATCTGCCGTGGAGCCTGAATTATTAAAAATCGGCTATAATATTACAAGCAACTCTCCATATAAGCGTAAAAAATGGGTACAAAACGGCAAGTTCATTTCATGCAGGCGCTTAATGCTTATCTATAATGCTAATATCAATATTTTTTACAGCATTATGGAGGGAAAACGTATCCGCGATGCTTTTTCGGCTTTTCCGGTATTACAGTATAAAACTAATATCCCCGGCGTTTATTGCACTGACCATAAACAATGGCATAATATGGTCTTAGCAGCTAATAACATTTGGTTTGACTGTTATTTTCCGCCCAACGGTTGGAACTGTAACTGCTCGGTTCGGCAAATAGCTGCTTGGGAATTAGCAAAACCAGAATATCAGATAAATAAAACCCCTGATATTTTGCTAAAATCCTGGGTAAATAAGCGAACCGGAGAAATTATTGAAATACCTGTCGGTATTCAGCCTGGCTTTCATTTTAATTTTTACCAACTGTATGATAAACTTTTTAATGATAAAACAGCATAATTAAAACAAAATTATTTGTGATTTTCACTTGTTTTTAGACTTTTTTGCAACAAAGCAGCTCGGATAGAACTGGCATTTTGTGTTGGTTTTAGAACCGCCGAATATACCGCAGCAGGAACCGTTGTCCGTACAATGAATACAATCTTCGCAGGTAACACCATCATCCAGCAACATATTATATTGTGCCTCCCACTCTTTGGTGCCGGGTTTATACATCAATGATACGCGTTTCGGGTCTTTAGACATAAATTCCTCCTTTGGTTAAAACAATTCGCCTTGATTTTTGTTGCTTTCCTCCCTTTGGCGGGCGCGGCGCAGCACTTCCAAAACCCAGCGCCGGCCGCAGACGGCCTGTGCGGCTATGTCGTTTATGGAATAGTGTTTTTTCCGCAGCTGCAAAATCTTGGCTCGACGATGCGGGGCTTCGTTGACAACGCTCATCGGCACGTCAATCTGATTGCCTTTGAAATTGTCAATTAAAACCTCCAGTTCTTCTTTGGTGAGCAGTTGGCACAATTTATGTTTTGGGTGCGGCATTTTTGACGGAATATAAATCCGCTGCCCGCGAAACAACTCGACCAGCTTGATGGCGAAACGGTTGGAAGTTACGTCGGCAACTTCCTGAATAAAAATTATTTTATCATTTTGCACCATTTTCTGCCCTCTCTATTATCTTTTTCAAGGCCTCAATAACCTTGTATGCTTCCCGTGCAGGCAATGCCTTTACACTGCTTTTCTTGGTTAATCTGGCCACAAACCGGTCTAAAATCTCCGGATTGCGGTTTTTGACTTTGCCAAGCTTTTGCAGAACGCCCCAAAGCGCGTAAATTTTCTTGACCGAAGGACTTAACTCTGCTTTTTCGGGTCGTTTGCCGTTTTCTGACCAACCGCGTTCCCTCATATATTTGACAACGTCAATCAGCTGGCGAACGGTGCATTTGGAAGCGCTTTCCCGACCGGTAACATTTTTCAACAGCCGGCGGTATGTATCGTCATCAAGACCGAGGTCTTTTTTGGCGATATGCACTTTTCCCAAAAGTTTTTTGCGTTCGTCTTGCATTGTTAAATCCTTTTTTAACCTGACTCATCAGCGGCAGGCGGTTATTCTCTGCCGGACGGCGGATAAAAACACCGCCGTTTCGTCTTCGCTAGCTTAAATTTCGGTTACATGGCATCCTCCCGGGGTTCTGTTAATACGATTTTTTTTATTTGGAGATTGAAAATCTGCTCTAATCCGCCGCAATATTTAAGGGGATAGGCTTCCAGCAGTCGCTGTCGCCGACCCGCTCATAAAAACGGACATATCCTTTTGAAGATACGACGTTAATGCTCTCGGACAGTGCCATCATAGCCTCCAGCCATTTCTCGTCCTGAATTTTCAAACGCCGCAGCCCTAAAATCCTGTCGGCAGATACCTGGCCTTTCTTGTCGGTCTGAAAAGCAAAATTCACCATACTGATTAGTTTTGAATTGGCGCCGGCCGACCAGTTTTGAATGCACTCGTAAATTTTCTCTTTGGCAATTTGCAATTGCTCGTCAAACGCGATTTTATCGGCGTAGGCCCGTTCTATTTTGTAACGGCCGTCAAAAGAGATTAACGTTACATTGCCTTTCTTGCCTTTGGTCTTCAGATTATACTGTTCGGCTGAAATGCTGATAAACTGGGCAATCTCGTCGAAAGCAAATTCCTTAAAGCTTTTAATTTGCTCGGACTGGGCTTTTGCCTTTGCAATCAGATTGTTGACAACGTCATTCCGGAGCATGTCAATCGGTTTGATTTGCGACTTGGGTACCAGCATACCCTGAGCATTTTCCATAAAATCGTCTTTATTAAATTCTGTCATAAAATCCCCCTATATATCCAAAGCCTTGCGGTATGTTTCCAGCAAAAATTCCTTTTCGTCGCGGTCGGCGACATTCATCTTGCGGAGCTTGATAATCTCTTTCATAATCTTGACATCAAAACCCGCCCCTTTGGCTTCGGCAAAGATGTCGCGAATGTCCGAAGCAAGCGCTTTCTGCTCCTCTTCCAGACGTTCTACCCGTTCAATCAGGCTGCGCAGCCGGTCGGCTGCAATTCCACCAACTTCTGACATTTTAGTTTCTCCTTACATTTTCGACTTTAATTTTGTCCGCGATAGCGCCCAGAGCCAGCAATAAAACCTGTTCAGCAAAATTGTTTTGTTGAGGTCTCAATACTTCGCGTGGATTAGTCCGTTTTATGACATCTCTCAGATTGTAGCTGATACAAGACAGAAAATTGTTGTTGCGCTCAATTTTTTTAAGCATCTCTGCATTTTCAGCTCTGACCTCGTCGATTTTCGTCGCCAGAATTTCTAAATTGTCTTGTTTTGTTTTTGCGTTTAACATAAAGTTTCTCCTTCAAATTTGCGTTTAAATTCTTCTTTTCGGTTGTTTTTCAGACGTTCCGGGCATGTCTTGCAGAATTGCTGCAACTTGAACAAAACCGGATTGCCGGTGTTTATGTTTTGGCTTACGATTTCGTCGCATTCCTTTTGTTCAATGATTTTGTTAGTGAAAGGACAAAGGATTTTTGACGTATACGTTGCCAAAATCTTTTTCTCGATGTTCTCGGTTGATTTTGCCGGGTAGCGGCCAAGTAAATACAGGTTCAGCGAAGAACGGGCATACCCAAGTTTTTTGGCTACCGGATCAATGGAACCGGCCTTGCTGACTTCCCGGCGGCAGATTTCATACGCTAGACTTGCCATGACACAACCTCCCCCGTGTTCGGGTCATAAATCTGCTTCAGCTCCCGTCGCAATATCGGTGCCTTGTTGCCGGTGTCTTTTAGCAAGCTGTAACGCTTGAAACCGTTTGACGTCGGCGCAGTTCCCTTCTCTTTCGCTTTCAGCTCAAACAGGTAACCGGCGCGTTTTAAGGCATTAACGTAAAGGCTGATATTGTTTCTCGGTAGTTTTTCATTGCCGTCAACAGCCAGTCCCATCAGTTCGTCAATCGTAAATTTCTTTTGCAGACGCATCAGCCGCCAGACTTTGGAACGCAGAGAATTTTTGCCGGGTGTTACGCGTCGGTAGCTTCCTTTGCTCGGCCCGGAGGTAAATTTTATTTCCTGACCGCTCGTTTTTAGACTGAGACCTTTTTCCGTCAGCTTATAAATTCCGCTTTCCTGCCGCTCGGCAACTTCCAGCTGAATAAGGCGGCAAAGTGCCTGACTGATGCTTTTTCTTTTCTCTTCCATGTCATTGCAAATATCGTCGAATGTCTTTGCCTGAACACCCAAGGAAGAAAAGACTTTATTAATTACCCTCCCGCTCATACTTTATGCCCTCACATAAATCGGCTTAGAGTTTTTACGGTCATTCATTAAAATCTGGCCGTCCATCATTTCAAAGGTAACCGTTTTTATATCGGGGTTCCGGCTGGCAAAGCGGTCAATGGACGCAATGGCTTCTTTTATTTCCCGGACATAACCGCCGGTAACATTATGAGTAAAAGCTATTAGTTTGTCTTCCACTTCAACATTGCAAAGCTTCCGGATAAGCTCGCTTGTGTCGTCAATGTCAAGGGGAACAAAGTCAACATACTGCCCCACCCGGCTGGCTATCTGCTGAAACTTGGTTAAATTGTGGCGAATTACCCCCATCCCTACCAAAATAAAAGGAATTTCCAGAAAGTCAGACAAATCGCGGATTGTTTCCAGCAGTTTTTGCGACCGGGAAATATAATCCACTTCATCAATTACCACGGCAAAAACTTTCCCGTCGCGGTCAGCATCTGCTGCCCTCTGCGCCAGCAGATTAAGAGCCTGGCGGAACATTTTTTCAAACGAGAAAACCGGAATTTCGTTCAAAGACATAATTAAATCTTTCATCATCCAGTTAGGCGTCCACTCCTTTTTAGCTCGGATATAAACGCACTCGTTCCTGATAGCCCACCAGTTTAAGGCGTGGGTTTTGCCCAGCCCCGGTTTGCCGTCAACGACCATCAAACAGGCTTCTTTTGCTCCGCGCTGTGACAACGCAGACAACGCATTCAGGAAGCTTTTAACATTTTTTGTCTTTACAAATTCGTTTTTCATTCCTATAATTCCTTTAATATGTTTACATATCAGGCTTGGTTTGTGTGAGAAACCGGGCCTTTTTCTTTGGCGAGTGTTCTTAAATCCGGAACACTCAGGTCTTCAGCTTCAAACAGCATGACTACTTCAGGCTTTTTCAGCATAGAAGACAAATTCTCTTTATCGTGACTGGTGATTTTTGCCGGATTTTCCAGCATCCACTTTGCCCAGGCGACATCATCGTTGAACACTGGGCGGTCGCCATTATATTTTGGTGAAGCGGTAACGGTTTTCTTCTCTATTTGTGGAGCTGGCTCCGGTAAAAATTCCGGCTTATTAGTCAGCTCTTCAATATCAACCGTGCGGCCTTCAATAAATTTTTGGCGCAGCTCGTCTTCAACATCGTCCATGTGGCCTTGCAGGCGTTTAATTCGGCCTTCGGCTCGTTTTTTGTTTTGCCATTCTGTCCGGCTAATTGGGAAATACTCGCGGGAATTGCCTTCAAAAATAGCTTCACAAATTAATTTTCCCGGCTTTCGTTCCCCGTTTAATTCAACTAGTTCATAAGCCCAGACTTTTGAACCGTCCAAAACATCATAGGCTACGGCGACGTCCTTGCCGTGATATGGCACCAAGTCGTTTGAAAAATAGCTGTTACTGAACAAAGAAATCAAACCGCGGGTGGTTCTGCGAATTTCATAATAACGGTACAGGTCGCGGATTTCCGCCGGGGTCAACTTGTCAGCGACAAAACCGTTGCGAACACAGCCATTCCAAAATTCGGACGGGGTCATATTGCGCCGACGGCTATGTCCGTTTATAATTTCTGTTATACAAGGCAGACTGCGATGCGGCTGGTTATTGTAAAATTCCACGCGTTTATTGCAAAAATCCTTAAATTCCGGCCAACTCATTAAGAGCTTTGAAGCGCCTACTGTCGCAATATCTTTCCGGGTTTTCTTAAATACAGCTTGTTTAGCCTGGGCATCCATATCCACTCCCATATAGGTTGCAAGCTCCTTACTGGCGCGTACCCAGATTGTCTGGTGTATGCGTTCGCCTATTCCTCTGGCTTGCGAATTATACGCGATAGAGTTCTTTTTCTCGATGCCTAAGCGGGCGAATAAACCGACAAGATTGTCATCAAAACAACGGTTGTTAAACCCCTTGCCGTTATCAACATACCAAATTGCCGGAATACCGTGTGTAATAATTGAACGAACAAGTGCCATATAAACGGAATTAGTACGTTCGCTTAAATCGACAGACCAACCAACGACCTTGCGGGTATAAACGTCTATAACGGTAGTAATTTCAGGGCGGAAAGGCTTTCCCGTCAGCGGGTTTTGCACTTCCGCATCAAAGGTGTGTCCATCTGCCGTATAAACCGCTGTCGGCCATAAATTTGACGTGTCGCGTGAAATATAGGCCTTAAATTTTTTTAGTTCCCTGCTTCCCAGTCGTCCTTTATTCAATACTTGGGGCGGTAACTTCTTTAAAAAACGTTGTGCTGCTGAATATGACGGTAAACTTTTCTTATCCGGAAAATTACAAGCAAGTTCCCGCATGCAAAATGCCAGTGACGGCTTTTGCGGCCGTTGCCATAATTTTAATAAGGCATCTCCCCAAACAGGCCAGTCAGCTTCCCGAACCTCCTTTTGAGCTAACGCCAGCATTGTGCCGTTTTCTTTTACTGCCTTGCGCCAGTTAAAAATTGTCGCACGGCTTATTTTAACCGGTCGGCCGCCACTTTTGGCATTCGCCTTTATCAAAGCATTTCTAATTGTATCGGAAATTGTATCGGCTGCGATTAGGCTCTTAAATCTCTCTATGGCATTATTCACACCGCCGCAAGCCTTTGACATATTATCAATTTCAGTCAGAATTAGGGCTCGGGCATCTATAACGTCCCTTTGATAGGTTTTTAGCTCCTCAATTTTAATCGCTTGATTTTGGACTAGTTTGTCCTTCTCATATTCAATAATATTGTTGTCATTTCCCATGCTAATGGCAAATATGTGGTTTTTAACATCTTCAGGCATAGAATCGACTGCATATTCGCGGCCGCCACCTAATTTATTCCGTTCTTGGCTCGTCCAGTTTTCTCTTTCAGCTTTCTTGAGTAGCCCTCTTTGCGTCTTCGGTAAGCCAGGAATTTCAAGCTCTAACAATTCCTGAATGCTATAAAACGATTTTATCATTCTCCCTACTCCATTATTTTTCTTTACTTTTAGGACAAAACGGTTTAAGTTTTTTAGCGGAAGCATGTGGATGCAGAGGTCTGCCGTTTTCGTCATATCTGTTTGGCCAGAGTTGCATCGGATGAATATTCAAAAATTCAGCGATGATTTGCTCTCCGAAAAAAATAGGACGATATAAAGAACCTTGGACTTCAGATGCTGAAAAGCCAGCATTTCTGGCAAGTTCAGACAATGAAGTTCCTCTTTGTTTGAGGCGGTTCTTGATATATACAGCAATATCTCTTGTCATTTTTTTGCTCTCTATAAAAAGACTGGTTGGCGCCAGTTTTTTATTAAAAAATAATGTTAGTTTCTATTCACAAAACTAACATATAACCTAATTTATTAGGTTGTCAACTTAAAAAATTAGGTTCTAACTTAATTTTTTCAATGTTTTACTATAAGACATTGAAATATAATGAAAGTTTTTTTGTATGGCTGTAAACTCTGAAGTTCTATCTTTCGATGAAAAAGTTAGAACAAGATTAAAAGATATAATTGATAACGATTTCCCAAATCGGGAAGCTGCAGCTATTGTTGCTGGTAAGGATAAAGATATGCTTGCCCGTTATATTACGGGCAAATCAACACCACCGTTTAATACAATTATTTCTTTGTTACGTTTTAAAGGAATAAGCTTTGAATGGTTGGTCTATGGCCGCGGTAACAAATACGAAAAAGACAATGTTATTATAAAGCACAATACTACTGCGATAAAAATTTATGACATTTCTGTATCTGCAGGTCCCGGATGTTTTGTAGACGATGAGTTCGTACACTCTGAAATTGTTTTATCCGATGAATTTTTGAAGCTCTATGAACTTTCAAGTAGCTGCGTTGGCGTATTTATTAAAGGGGATTCTATGAAGCCTAAGCTTCTCCCGTCCGATACGGCAATCGTTGATACAGGCATTACAACATTTGAAGACGACAATATTTATGTTTTTTCTTATGAAAACCATTGTTATATCAAACAATTACAAAAAATCGGGCGCGAGATAAAAATAAAGAGCCTTAACTCTGATTATGAGAATTGGAGCCTCATCCCCGAAGAAGAAGGCGATAAATTCAAAATTGTCGGAAAATTGAAGCTTATTATCAGAAAACCATAATTGCGCAAATTTTAATCAAAAGAGTCTAAAAATAACCGTTAAAAATGCTCATTTTATCACTATTGAGTCTAAAAACGGTTATTTTAAATATTTTTACAAAACCCAAGTAAACAAACGAGTTGCGGGCAATTTTTAAAGATTGTCAAAGTCTAAAAATGATTGCCTCCCCACATTTGGTTGTTGGAGTTCGCCAACTCCGCTATCAAAGAATTTTATCTTGACGGGACGATATTTCTCGTCAGCCTTTTTGTATAAGGCAAATATCTCGACTTGATGTAAGGTCGGGATGCTTCCGACTATACAACAGACGAATGTCGGAGGTTTTGCCTACGATATTGCGTTAAAGGTCAGAGGATCATTTTCAAGATAGTGATTTTGGCGACATACCCGACCACCTTTCAGGTGGTCTTTTTTATGAAAGGGAATGTTGTGCAAGAACTGTTAAAATTTATTTCCGTAGAATGTCAGGCCAAATTAGGAGAATCCCTCCACTGGGCAAGAAATGAACAAAGACTGAGTATTGAACAGGCAGCGGCAAAGGTTCAATGTCGAATACAAGATATTGATGACTTAGAAACAGGCCGAAAAGCTATTGATTTAAAATTGCTTTGCAGGTTGCTTAAGTTATATGGCGAAAAACTTGTTATTTATTTGGAGGGATATGAAGATGAATGAAATGCCGAGATATTATGCAACCGAATTAGGCTGCGATTTATGTTTTGAAATCGCCCTGTTTTTCTTCAAAACACGCCGTAACAGCGGATTATCTATTGTGGAAGCCAGCTTAGAATCCAAATTATCAGTTAATGATATTGACGAATTGGAAACACAGGCCGGGTGTTATGATTTTGAAAAAATTACTAAGCTATTGGATTTTTATAAAACAAAATTACCAATATCGGCAAGATGTTTTAAGAGAATGCCTAAAAAACTGGCGGACCAGTATTTTAAAAGCTAATACGAAATAGATAAATACTGGTAAAGATGGTTATTTTCATTGACTCGCAATGAAAAATCTATTTAGATTCCTGTGCAATATAATCTATATGGGAGTTTTATCTATGAATAAAAATGAACTGATTGACAGCATGGCGGCTGAAGCCGGTATGACAAAGGCTGATACAACCAAAGCTCTGGACGCGTTTATTGCTTCTGTTACCACCGCTCTGAAAAAAGGTGATGAAATTCGTTTGGTAGGTTTCGGAACATTCTCTGTTTCCAAGCGTGCCGCGTCTACGGCTCGCAACCCGCGCACCGGCGAAACGATTAAAGTTGCGGCGAAAAAGGTTGCCAGATTTAAGGTTGGCAAGACTTTGCAGGATTCCTTAAACTAAAATAACACAATAAAAAAATCATAAGTCTTTAGAAAACCCCAGCAGAGAACTGCTGGGGTTTTCCGTTTTTTGCAAAATCGCTTGCAAATTAAAATTATGTTCTGTATGCTGGCAAGCGTCGGAAGGCCCAATTCCGACAGGGAGAGGTAAACTCCTGATTAACGTGGGCAACTCTCTTGGTCTTTGCGAGCTTTAAAAACAAGAGTACGTTGTTATATGGGCATTTCACCCTAACGGGTGGATGCCAGGTATATAAGGCATGGCTCGAATAACTGGGCTATTTTTCACGTTA